CGTGGGTCTGTAGTAGATTATGTGAAATTATAAAAATACTTGTATTCTAGAATACTTGTGTTATACTATAGGTGTAAAGAAAAGAGGGAAACAAAATGAACAACATGCTAGAGAAAAAATTAAATGAATACAGAGAAGATTTAAAATAATTTGTAAAGAGGAAGTATTAAATAGAATGGGAGGTCATTAGTATGTTACCAAAAGTTTATGGAACAGTTACAAAAAAGGATTTAATGTGGATTGCTAATATGATCAAGGAAAGGTTTAATAATGCTAATTTTAAATCAAAAAGAAGTGGCGGGAGACAGATCATAAATAGAGTAGAAGTTGTTGAACATGGAACTGCTGTATATTTCTGGTGTGGAAGAATGAGTAATTTCGTGGTGTATGGTGGCTCTAAAAAAGGCACTTATAATAAATTAAATGAGTTACTAATGCATATTTGTTCTGAAGAAAACAAAGACTATATTAGTCTTTCAGATTTTATTGTAAAGAAGTGAGGAAAATAATGACTAGAAAAGAAGAATATCATTGTATAATAACAACAATATATGTATCTGCTAGATATTTCATTAAGTGGTCAAAATATTATTATGGTTTAAAGGAGTGTTTAGAATGAGCCGAATCTATAAACATGGGCACTATCCTAGTGATCTAACTATGGATAATGTTGAAAAGATTGTGGATGTTGTTGAAACGTATTTATGTAATTATAAATTAGCGTTTCACCTGGTATACCAAAGACGGTATTTAATACGAATGGATATTTGTAAACTAAACTCGAAAAGTATTATAGCGTCGTATTCATTTAAGTGTGAGACGTTAACATTATTTAAACGAAAAGTTTTTCAGGGTGTTGTATCTCTTAATGATATGATTGAAGAAAATGAACGACGAGGATATAATTATGTACAGTAATTTAATTCTTGCGAGTTTCATAATTTGGGTGTTATTATCTGTATACCAAATATACCAGCATTGCAAAGGAAACTTTAAATATTATAAAGTGTCAAACAGATACATAAATTTCATTATACTATTGATTATAATGTTAGTTATGTGGTTTGTGTTAATAAATATGCAAATTGATGAACTTCTGGAGGTGCGACATGTAAAATGTTTATGAGTTATGACTTCTCTATAAAAGCGTATAGGTTGTAAAAATGTTGTTATGCTGATTTCAAAATTAAACAACTTAAAATAATTTAATTAGAAAAGCAATAGTTAAAAATTTAAAGGAGAAAATTAAAATGGAACAAATTAAAAATGAAGTATTAGCAATGGAAAATACAGGTTTAGTGGTGACTGAGGATATGACACATGAACAACGTGTTAACTTATTTAACGCGGTAAATAATGCGGAAGGTTTAAGCGATCAAGTAGGCAAGGACTTGTATTTGACAGGATACATCGTGCAAGATGTGGAAAAAGAAAATGAAAAAACAGGTGAGATTATCAGTAGTAAGTTAATTATTGTAATTGATAGAGAAGGTAAGGCATATGCCACAAATAGTAAACCTTTCTTGCAAACGTTAAAACAACTTAAACAGGTATTTAACTATGATTGGACAAAACAACCTGTATGTGTGACAATCATCCAGAAAAAATCAAACTCAAGTTCGAATAAATATTTAAGCATGGCTGTAAAATAGCCTAATAAAAGGGTGTTAGCCAAACACCCTTTTATTTTGGCTTAAAAGGGGGTGTTTAAAATGGCTAAAATGCGAAAAAGCACGAAAGATGTTAAGCGTCTAAGAAATGCTATAGCAAGTGCTAAACGAACTGCTACAAAAGCGCAAAACATGGGGCAGGATGTCGTTTTTACGGACATTAGAACCATTAAAGATTTTAACGATCGTAAGGAATTCAACAAATATTTAAAATCAATTGAAAAATTTAAAAAAGAAAATAGATACATAAAAAATCAATATGGTGTTGTATTTAATAGAAATGACCTTGAAAAAGCGAATAAGTTAATAGACAAACAAAACCGACAAAGAAGAAGTTTAGCGAGAAGTGTTAGACTAACAAAACTAAAAGAGACAAAAGGCGGTATAACTACAAATGTAAGTGTTAAACAGGCTTTATCTGTATTAAAAGATGATAGAGGCGGTTTTTTCGAGCCGGTCCATCATGTTAATATCCAATCGTATAGATATCCTAAACAATTAGATAATCGAATAGAAAGTTTAAAAGAAAATACAAAAAAGAAGTCAAAGAAAATCAGAACGTTGAGAAAAAATTATAAAAAAGCAATATCCGAACAAATAGAAGGTATGAATATTACAGAAGAAGAAGGAAAACAAATATTAGAAGATATTCAATCTTTATCAGATAAAGATTTAATTAAATGGTTCTACCAAGAACGAAAAGCCATAAACACATTTAAGTATCTTGATTTAAGTCGTGAATACACAGAAAATCAAAAGTTTGTGAATGAACAATTAAGTAAGAATATAAGAACAGATATGATGGATGTAAAAGATAGTTTGGCGGTGTTCACAGGACGGGCTTATGTTAGTGACGGTATGGTTAAGTATAAATAAAGAAAAGGGGGTTGTGGTATGGCAAAGAAAAAAGAGCCCAAGGAGATTTGGGCGTGTGACTTTGAGACCACAACCGACCCTTTAGATTGTCGAGTCTGGGCATGGGGCGCAAGTTTTGTTGAAGATTCGAGTATAAAAGAATATGGAAATAGCATAGACGGCTTTATAGAATGGTGTAAACAGAAAACACGTAAATTATATTTTCACAATTTAGCGTTTGATGGTGAATTTATTGTAAGTTGGCTGTTAAGTAATGGTTATGAATATTCGGACAAACCTAAAACCGGATGTTTTAAAACAATTATATCGAATACAGGTTTATGGTACTCTATTGAAATATGGTGGAAATATTCAATTTATAGATCAACAAAAACCACCATATGGGATAGTTTCAAGTTGATACCTTTTTCAATTGAAAAAATAGCGCATGATTTTAACTTACCAATACGTAAATTGAAATTAGATTATAAGGCTAAACGTGAGATCGGACACGAGCTAACACCACATGAAGTCGATTATTTATTTAATGATATTGATATTGAAGGTATGGCATTGAACGAATGTTTTAAGCTTGGATTTAATAAAATGACAGCCACTAGCTGTAGTTTTGAGGCTTTCAAGAAAACACTACCTATGAGTTTTGAAAAGATATTCCCACCTTTAGAAATGAGTGTGGATACAGATTTAAGACCAGGTTATAGTGGTGGCTTTGTTTGGGCAAACCCGGAATTAAAGGAGAAAGAAATAGGGCAGGGGATAGTATTTGACGTAAATTCGTTATTTCCTAGTCGTATGTATTATGAATTATTGCCCTATGATACACCTATTTATTTCGAGGGTGAATATCAACAGGATGATGAATACCCTTTATGGGTAAGTGTTGTTAGTTTTGCTTTTGATATTAGAAAAGATCATATACCATGTATTAGTTTAGATAAGTTTAGTCGATTTTTTGGCAGTAAAAAATATGTTGACAGCTCAAACGGTGATATTGTGAGAATGACTGTCACAAGTGTGGATTGGGAACTATTTAATGAACAATATGATATTTATGATGTTGAGTTCATTAATGGTTATAAGTTTAAAGCATGTGTTGGTATTGCCAGGCAATTCATTGATGAGCAAATGGAAGTTAAGAAAAACTCAAAAGGTGCACAGAGATTTATTGCCAAGCGACAATTAAATTCGGTTTATGGCAAATTTGCAACAAATCCAAATGTAACACCTAAAATCCCATTTATTGATAAAGACGATGGAGTTTTACGGTTACATGATCCTATGTATGCAACGTTTGAAGATGGAGAAGTTAAAGAGGTCATTGACGAACAATTTAGAGATCCTATTTATTTACCTTATGGAGAATTTGTAACAGCCTACGCACGTAAATATACGATAAGCACAGCACAAAAGGTAGGTATCCATAGAGTAGCATATATTGATACGGATTCAATACATCTAGTGGGAACACAAGTTCCGGACGCTATTAAAGATATTATTGACGATAAGGAATTAGGTTATTGGGGTTTAGAATCAGTGTTTACACGATCTTATTTTATTGGGGCTAAGTCATATGTGGAAGAAATTGAAATTAGTTATAAGGATTATGTGGAGCACCAACAAGAATTTATTAGTGAAAACGACTGTAAAGATAATTTGTATTACATTCGTCAAGGTGTTTGTTATTATTTGAATGTAAAATGTGCTGGCATGACACAAAAGGCAAAACAAAATGTAACATATGATAACTTTAGAGTTGGCAATGTTATAAATGATTGTTTGAAAAAGACACATGTTCCAGGTGGTATCGTGTTAGTTGATAGACAATTCAGTATTAAAAGTAGGTAAGGTGGGTGATAAAGTGATAAGTGTTTTAAGTTTAATAATAAAATATTTAATTACGGCTTTATGTTGTTTGAGTGTAACATTTCTATTTACAGTGTACGCGATAGGAATGATACTAATATTTATATGGATTATAAAGGAGTGATATTTATGGATTTGTTATTAAATATAGTAGTTGTTGTTTTCGTAGGTTTGATTATAGATTATAGCTATAATAATTTACGCAATGAAAATAAAATCTTACGTAAAGATGTTGATAAACTACAATATCAGATGTTAACTTATGAAAATGGCGGAATTTTCGAAGAATGTGATAAAAGATTAAAAGAATTTAATGAAATTATGTTTGGAAGTCCTCCATTGAAGAATAAAGTTGTAATCGTTCGAAGTATAAAAGATTATGACTATAGCGCATATCGAAAAGATATAGACGCACTGAATGAATATTTAAAAGATGGTTGGTCTATTGTGAACCATGAAACAAATGAATATGTCCACACATATATATTAGGGAAACCGTTAGCATGGTCTAAAGAAAAAGAAGGTGATAAATATGATGAGTGAGAAATCAAAAGAAAATCGAAATAAATGGTATCGAGATCATGTTAATAAGTATTGTGTGTGTGTTAATAAAGATGATGTTGAAGTTGTCGATTATATCGAATGGCTATTGAAATATAAAAAATTTAGTAAATATGTAAAAAATAAAATTAAAGAAGATTTGGAAAAAATTAAATAGTATGTTAATATTCTATTGTAAGGAATAAAGAACGGAAATCAGACATGTATATCAGAATTACTCGCGGTGAAACGTGCTGATAACATAATTAGGCATAGTAATCTAGCTGGTAACACTTTAAACTTTACAACCTATATTTTTAAAACCCTCATAAAAGAGGGTTTTATTTTTTATTGACATTGAAATATTATTAGCATATATTAATAAATAGAAGGGATGTGTAAAAATGGAACGTGATGAATTAAGAAGTAAATTTACGGAAGTGTTAACGGTTGAAGATCAAGCGGAACGGTCAACTATGCTGAATGATATGCGCGCGGAAGTCGAAAAAACTTATACAGAATTAGACAATTTGAAAGCCGAAAACACAAAATTAGTTGAAAAGAATACTTCTTTAACAGAAGCAAACTCTAAACTATTTATGCAAATTGGCGTTGAAAAATCGGGCGGAGAAAAACCAAAACATGAAGCGCCAATGGATTTAAGAAAATTAGGCATTTAAATGAAAGAGGTGATTAATTATGCCAAGAACAACGGCGAAAGATGTAAAGAAAACATTACAAGATAATTTAGGAATGGACCATGAACCAACCGGACAAGAAGTAGCTAGCGCCATGTATAATGTAGCGTCTCCAAATTTTCAGTCAACTATTGGAGATCCTAAAGAAATTAGTTCATTAGAATTTATGAACGGATTGTTAGAATACCCGGATACATTAGGCGTTGAGTTCATGAATTTAGCAACTCGAATTGGTCGAGTAATCGCGCACAGAAATATTTTAACAAATAAGTTAGCTCCATTTAAAATGGCTAATATGTCTTTAGGCTATACAATGGAGGAATATTTTGTTGAGTGCGCAAAGGAACACGCATACAATCAAGCGGAAGCTGAAAACACTCTATTTAAACGTGAGTTGCCGGACATTAAAACCGCATTCTATGTAGTAAACAGAAAGTCATATTATCCAGCAACAATTACAGATGATGATATGCGTAAGTATTTTGTTAGCTGGGATGGTGTAAATAGTTTGATCGCTCGCATTGTTGACTCCATGTATAATGGTGACAACAAAGACGATTATAATTATATGAAAAGTGCACTAGTTAAACACTATGAAAATGGATTAATGAAGATCGTAAAAACGAGCGCTGTAACAGATACAGAAACCGCTAAAGAATTAGCACGTAAAATCACAGAATATGTGTCTTATTTAACTGAGCCTACTAATGAATATAATGCTATGGCTGTTACAAAACAAAATGACTATGAAGATATTTATGTCATTTTAAACGGTAAGTCAAACAGTTATTTAAACATTGATTGGTTAGCTCAGACATTCCAGTTAGAATTTGCCGAATTTAAAACGCACGTATTAGTTTTACCAACTTTGCCAAGTACAACACAAGGTACTATTGAAGCTTTAGTTGTTGATAGTGAAATCTATCGAGTATTTGATCAGAAATATTCTGTTGGTGTTGCATATAACGCGAAAGGCTTATATTGGAATTATTTTCTACATCATTGGGAAGGAATTGCGACAAGCCGTTTCGCAAACGCTATTGCATTTGTTTCAGGTGATGTTGCTGAAAAAGTTACAGCGATTTACGCTAACCCTAAAGTTGTGCAAGTTAAAAAAGGTGAAAGTGTAACAGTACCATTTACCGTACAGACTAGTGGATTGAATGCTCCTATTAATTTAATTGCAACACCAGTCGATCAAACAGTGGTTAGTGCAACGTTAACGGATGATTTAAGACACGTTACAATTAAAGGATTAGAAGGGATTACAGCTGAAGGATTAACTACAGTCACAGTTAAAAACGCAAATTCGAATGTAAAATGTGATATTAAGGTTGTTTATTACGTGTAGTTGTGTTATAATATCGGTGTCATAAGTAGAAAATGGCCCTCCTTTCTATTTAGGTAAATTGCAACTTAGGAAAAAGAGTTATTAATTTAACTCTTTTTCTTTTTATTTAAAATTAGTTGAACATTCAACTATTTTTTATTATGATAGAAAAAGAAAGAGGTGATTAAAATGAAAATTATTTTAGTAGCATTGGTTTTTAATGGTTTAGATCTTATTACTGGAATTGTTGGAGCAATTAGAGACGGCGAACAAATAAAATCTAGTAAACTGAGAGATGGACTTTTTAAAAAGGTTGGTTTTATCTTTTGTTACACTTTAGGTATCGCTATTAATTATGCTGAAAATTTATTGGCTTTACCTTTTGGGGTAGACCTAGTTCCGGTAATTTGTACTTATGCGGTTATTACAGAAGTTGTTAGTATTATTGAGAACATTTCTAAAATTAACCCTGATATTTTACCGGACAAGCTAAAAGAATTAATTGGGTATAATGGAGGTAAGTAATATGGGTGCAATTGATGAAAGTAAATTAAACAATATTTTACCAAAATATGATGGGTTAAAATTAGGTGGTAAAAATCTCGCTCAACAATATATCAGTGCATTTAATACGGGTATGAATGTTTACCAATGTATTAACCAATTGCAAGGTTACATTGAATGGGTGGTAGAAGCTGTGAATGATGTTGTTATTCAATGGAATGAAAATATTGCGGAAAATTTAGAAAACACTATGCAATATGTAAAAGATCAATTACCTGGTTTAGTTGATGAACGCATTGATATTGCAATCACTCAATTACAAGATAAATATAATACTACTCTAGAGAAATTGGACACAGAACAGAAAGCACAGGCAACTCAAATATTAAATATTAATAATCAATTGGTAACAATTAATAATGAAATTAGTAGTTTAAAAGAATTGTGTAATACAATACAATCAAGTATTCAAAACAATTTAACACAGATCAATTCTATTAAAAAGGATATTACAAGTGTTAAAGCGGATATTATGAACATTATAAAAGGTGCTACACCAGTAGCCAGCGAGGGGGGTATTTAAATGTATACATTAAAATCGAATAATATCATTCATGATCTTTTAGAGAAAAACGATGTTAAAATTGAATTAATTTCAGATTTAACACCTTACAATGTGAATGGCACATCATCTCCTGTTGATAGTAACTTTATGGATGTTAATGAGATTAAAAATAAATATGATATATTGATTTTAAACTTTTATTTCACTGACACTGGTTACGGTAGAAATAAAATACTTGCAAATTGTATATACCCAATTAGCTTATTTGATAGTTTACCTGTTGAGTCAAATTATAAAAGTGTAGGATTTATGTCAGCGTCGTATATTTCTGCTGATACTAATACTGAAGGCAACGCTCGTAAATATGATGTTTCATTACTAAAAACGGGCCCGGATAAGATACTTGCACGTTGTACCGCTGATGATGTGAGAGGTGTTTTATACGGCATTAAATTATAGCTAGATTTAAAATCTAGCTTTTTTAAAATTAGAGGTTAATATAATGAATAATAAATGTGAATTATCAAGTATATATAAGATGAAAAAACCGGAAGATATTCCTTATAGCTTACCGGAAGGATTAAGTATTTATTTCTATATGGAGTTTTATATGCAAGCAATGCACATATTAAAGGATGTGGATTATGAGCGCTATAATATATGTAAAGATAAACTAAGAGAATTAGTAGAATTAGAGGAGGAATTAAATTTATGAAAGCCGGTCAAAAATTAGTACATGATGGTCATGAAGTGTGTTTATTTCCTATGGAAACAATGAATATCACGCAATGGTCAAGTCCAACAGCCGAGTCACACTGCTGTGGACATCCTTTCGATAACGCAATTAATGGTCAGGTACGAGTACCCGTATATGCTCCGTTTTCATGTCATTTATGTTATAGTGATGGTGTAGGTAATACACGCGCCTATACCTCAGATAATCCCGTATGGACACCAAACGGATTAAGCTATGTTACAGTTAGTTTCACACATGACACCAACCCACCAACAGCGACACAATATAAACAAGGTGATCTAATTTATCGTACGGGTACAGCTGGGATGGCTACAGGTGACCACTGTCATATCGACCAAACTTTCACACAGAACGCGGGACTTGTTTATTATGGTGTTACATGTAGATATGGAAATCAATGTTATGCTCTAAGTGGTTCAGTTCTACCAACACAAGTATTTTATGTTAACGACACAAATATTGTGAATGGTTACGGGCAACAGTGGAAAAAATTTGAAGGTGGACAACCACCAACACCACCCGAACCAAGTTACAAATATATTAAACATTATTTCATGTTAGACGGTTTAGGTATTGATTTTGGTTTTTATAAAACAAAAGAAGAAATCCAACCAGCACCAGGACCAGGACCAACAGGTAAATGGATTATACCAGGTGATATTAATAATACTCGACCACTTACAGAAGATGAGTCTAAACAAAATTGGGTTGCTTTTTGGCAATTCTTTAAGGCTAAAGGATGGACCGCAAACGCGGTTGCTGGAATGCTCGGAAACGCTTATTTTGAATCGACTGTTAATCCTAATCGCTGGGAAGGTGATATACCGTTTGCACAGCCGGTAGCTAGTCGTGGTTACGGATTAGTCCAATGGACTCCTTGGACGAATATTATAAACTGGCTAAAAGATAAAGGATATTACCCGGATGTTTCAAAGTTTGGTCAAGGAGAATGCGAGCGAATACAATGGGAGATGGAAAATAATCAACAATGGATTGCTACAGCAGCTTACCCCGAAAGTTTTGCGAGCTTTTCAAAATCAACCGCTGACCCTTATACATTAGCAATTGAATTTTTAGCCAACTACGAAAGACCAGCCGACCCAAACCAGCCACAACGTGGAACTAAAGCCCGTGAAATTTATGATTATATCAAAGACAAATAAAATATTTGAAGTTTCAACTATTTTTTAATAAGATAAAATAAAAGGAGATGATTAAGATGAGTATAGGAGTTGTTAACAGTCAATTTACACCACAAAGTAAAATTTATTTATTAAAAGGTCTAGAAATTGACGCTATGAATAATACGTTTTGGGGTGCATTTAATAACACAGAAGAACAATTTAATTTTTTCATTGATAATTATGATCATATTGTTTTTGAAAATTACACATATCAAAGGAAGGATGGGACTGTAGTCGTACCAGGTTTATATGATGATTTACGTTTATACAATTATTTAATTTATCAGAATGGGGATACAGGGAACAAATCAAAATGGATTTACTGTTTTATAACGAGTTTGGGTTATTTAAACGATAACGCAACAAGTATTAGCTTTGAAACGGACGTTATACAAACATGGCGATTTGAGATTGAAAATAACTTTATGGAATCGTATATAGCTTACGAACATAGACCGCAATATTATAAAATAAAAGATGTATCATATCCTTGTATCAACACACAGCCGGAAAACTTGGAAATCGGTACGGATTTAGTGCCAGTAGGTACTATGAAATTAGACCCAATACAAAACACAAGTTTTATCGTTATTGGTATGACATGTACAATGGATGGTAAAGACACTTACACGAAAGGCATTTTAGGCGTGCCTAGTCAAATAAATTATTATATTTTTCCTTTTAATCGTGATAATGGTATTGGTATTACACACTTAAAAACCAGCGCTGGTGGTGATGTATACTTAAGTAATTTAGAAAAAGTTTTAAATTCAATACGATCAGATGAAAAATTAGTTGGTAAATGTGTATCAATTGTAGTCACAAATGTAATACCTGGCATTATTATGAAAGATAGTTATTTAACAATTGTTAGAGATTGTTTTGACGGAATTGTTGATGGGGATTTTACTTTATTAAAATATAAATCAAAAACTTTAAGTGATATGTACGAAAACAATACGGATCAATTCATAAAAACTAAAATAATAAATGGTTCGGAATACTTCTATCCTACAATCACAGAAAACACTAAAATGTTATGGTATCCTTATTCATATTTATTGTTGAGTGATAACAATGGAACGAATAAAATTTTTAAAAATGAATTATGGGATAATTTTAGTACAATTCAATTTGCATTTGTTGGAAGTCCAAACAGTTCAAAGTTAAATATTGTGCCTATAGATTATAAACTAGGAAAATCAAGTGTCATTAATAATGTTATGATGAATATAGATAATTCATTTGAATCGCAATATGAATGCAGTTTACCTATTATAAATGATACTACCGCATTAATGCTACAATCATCACGTAACTCTATGAATGTTGGTCTTTCAAATATTAGACGAACAAATGAAACCAATTCAGCTATAGCAAGCGCTACAGGTAATGCGTTGAGTGCGCAGACAAGTTTACAGAATAATTTAAACTTGAGTGTCACATCTAGAAACACAAATCTAGCTAGTAATTTAAACGACTTGCAAAACAAATCAAACATGATAAACGCTAGTTTTAGTGCAATCGGTGGATTAAGTGGTGGTATTGCTAGTGCTTTAACTGGTAATATTGGTGGTGCGGTAGGTAGTTTGGTTGGAGCTGGTTTAGGTATTGGACAAACAGCCATGCAAAATCAAATTAATACAAAACAAACCAACTTGCAAAACGCAAATGCACTTGCTAACGCAAATGCACAAGCAAGTGCTAACAGTCAATCAACCGAAATCGGAAATCAATTAAGGCAATTAACGACACGATACCAGAATCAAACCAATATTCAAAATGCTATGGATAGCTACAACGCGCGTGTACATGACGCACAAGCTACCGCCGACAGTATTGTAACCGGTTCAAATGATGTTTTGCGTCAATCCGCGTTAGACTTAAATGTATTGGTATTATATGGCTATGAACCAACAAAAGAATACCAGGAGAAATTAAATAAAATATGGAATATGCGAGGATACGCCACAAATACAATTGACTACCCTAACTTGCACTCACGCGAAAAATGGAACTATATACAGACTGTGAAATGTAACATAAAAGGTGAAAATATAGACCCAAGCGACTTAGAAAAAATCAAACGCGCGTTTAATAATGGTATCACTTTATGGCACGACAAGGATGTTGGAAACTATGATCGTGAAAACACAGAACGGTATCAAGATGAAAATGTGGATAAATTCGGAAATTATTTAACTCGAAAAGTACACTAATAGAAAAGGTTGACATTTCAACCTTTTTTATTTAGCATATGGTTAGATGGTTAGAAGGAGATGATTAAGATGGATTTATTAAATGATACTAGTAGCTTTACAGACTACTGTAGAAACGCGGTAGACATTGCGACAATGAATAATAGTGAAGCGGATTTTATATATTATACATATTTACAAATGTTAAGCTTAAATATGTTTAAATATAAAGATCTTCCAGAATCTATTAATACATTCTATTTAGAATATATTTTACAAACGCGTGGTTACATTGGTTTTTATGATGATGAAAGGTTAGGCTTAATTTGTAGTGAAATTACCTTAGGCGGTCGGTTAAACCACTATCAAATGCCAACCGAATACCATACTGTTTCTACAAGTCCACTTGTGAAAAAAACGTTGACGAGTGAAGAATGTGTAGTTATGAAAAACAGTCCTTTATACGTTGGATTATTCCCATACTTAAATTTTTACGCTAAAAAATTAGCTTTAATAAGTCGAACAATGGATCAGAATTTAACAATGCAATGGACACCATACATTATTACAGGCGATAGACGAATGTTACAACAATTTAAAGTGTTCATGAAAAAGATTTTACAAGGTGCGCAAACGATTTTTACATCCAAAGGATTCAGAACAGAAGATATTAATGTACTCAACACGAACGCACCTTTCATTGCGGATGAATTGCACGGAATGAAACAAGCGATTTTAAGGGAATGCATGACATTTTTAGGTATCGAAAACGCTAACATTGACAAAAAAGAGAGACTTGTCTCAGATGAAGTTAACGCCAATAATCAACAGGTTATCGCGTCTAGAAATATATGGTTAATTGAACGTAAAAGAGCAATTAAAGAATTAAATAAAAAATTCGGATTAAATGCGAGTGTTGAATTTGCTCCATATGAAGATTATGAAGAAATTATGAAATTACTTGAATTAGATTCAAACACAAGTATTAAAGATTTTAATATCAATAAAAATTTGGATGTTAAAGAAGGTGATGACGATGATAAATAAATTAAAACTACCTAACTATTTATTGACATTGCAAAGTCCTGTGGTTGCGGAAAATACAGAAACAATCTGTGGCGTGTGTCACAATTTAGCATTCAAAGAATTAATCGACGCTCAATATGAACTAAGTGATATGGAAGTGTTAGAGATCGCTCGAAAAAAGATTTTTGATTTTAATTATAAATTTTATGATGATCTTGAAAAACGTAAGGCATTAGAAACAGGAATTTTAAAGCACTTTTGGTTTGATGAGATTGGTCAAGAGACATATGCGTATTGGAAATTTGAACTTCAACATTGGTTTGAAATCAATATGGATAGATATTACACATTATTTAAAACTATCCCATTTCAAGACCAGGACGACCCAACCGCAAACACAAACTATACAGAAACATATACACGTGATAGTCGAGGTAATACACAAGCAAGTGGAGAAGATACGTCTATCGCTTTACAATCTGTAACTCCGGAAGGACGTATTGACATTGAAACAAACGACTATGTTAATAACATTGCTAAGACTATCACTAAGCCTAAAAGTGCGAACGACACGACAGGGCATGAAGAGTATAGCTTTAATCGTAAAGGTAATATTGGCATTCAAACACTAGCGGAAGTGTTACAAGGTTCACGACGTGCGGTTATTACCATTGAAAATGAGTTATACACTGAATTACAAGAATATGGATTATTTTTCAATATTTTTTAGGAGGTGAAGAAAATGAATATTGATACAAATAAATATTATAATTACCGTCAGAAAATGATGGGTAGAATTGTAGATCATGATGGTGCTTACGGTTGTCAGTGTTGGGATGGTAACTATGATTATGATAAATATTTAGGTTTTGTCGGTCCACATTGCACATCTAGCGGATATGTAAAAGACATTTGGTTGAACAGAAAAACCAATGGGATGTTAAACAATTGTATTGAAATCACTCAGTTAGTTCCTGGTGCTATTGTTGTTTTCAAGGAAGTGCCAAATGTTACGCCTTATAGCCATATTGCAATTTTCGACAGTGATGTAAATGGTTCATATGGTCGTTTTTTCGGAACAAATCAAGGTGGTGAAAATGGAGCTTATAACATTACTGTTTTTCCTTATTCAGCTATGTACGCTACCGCATTTTTACCAAAAGCCTTAATTTTACCGGATGTTGAAGAAGAAAAACAAGATATTTTAAATTATATCCCTGCTGATTTTCATAAAGAAATTGGTGTATTCTATCCAAATTGTACAATTAGAATTAGACGCGCGCCAAGCTTAAAAGGTAAAGATACAGGCTTATATTATACGAATGGTATGCACGTTCAGTATGACGGATTCGTTAAACGCGAGGGTTATTGCTGGATTAGTTGGATTGGTTCAGATAATTCTCGGCGCTGGATGGCTTGCGGAGAATTAAATTCTAGAGGATATAATACAACGCCTTACGGAGTATTTAAATGACACAATTAGTAGATTGGTACAGTCCAACGAATATAAAGTCATACAATAAATTTTTAAACTTTATCATTGGTGGTCGTGGTATCGGTAAGACATATGGATTCAAAAAAGACTGTATCAGTCGATACAAGAAAAAAGGAAAACAATTTCTTTATTTAAGACGCTATAAAACGGACCTAAAGAAAATCAAAACATTTTTAAACGATCAATTTGAAAATTTCAAAAATGATGAGTTTAAAATTACAGGTGGTAGTAATTTTACCACCTTTTATATAAATGGTTGTGAAATGGGATACGCGACATCTTTAACAGCATTCGCAAGTTTAAAATCAACAAGTTATGTTGATATCGATACAATCATTGTTGACGAATTTATACCCGAAAAAGCCGGATTCAATGCGTATATCCCAAATGAAGTTGAAATATTATTAAATATCATTGACTCTATATTTAGACAACGAGAAGGACATGTATATTTATTAGCGAATAACGTTAGTATCGTTAACCCGTACTTTAGTTATTTTGGTATCACACCCGACCCAAGCAAAGAATTCAACACATTTAAAGGTAGTGAATCAGTCGAGCAAATTGTCGTCCAAATTTGTCAAAATGAGTATAAAAAAGGAAATCAAGAAAAATCCAAATTCCATAAATTAATATCCGGAACTACATACGGAGAATATAACGCTGGTAAGTTTGCGTATGATACGAATGACTTTATCAGAAAGAAAACAAACGTATGCGATTATTTATGTACACTATACTATGATGATATTTATTATGGTGTTTGGATAGATATGAACACAGGTTATGTATATATCAACCAACAGATAAACAAGGAATACGGATATTGTTATTCCATTGGCAGTAACAACCGCGAAAATATGATGATCGCTAAGTTATGGCGTAAGGACCAACGCTTGAACGTATTAATAAGATCATACCGAGACGGATGTGTGTACTACAACAACCAGGAGACTAAAAGATTATTAAGTTATATATTTAGTAAATATTAAAGAGTGATATTAATTATCACTCTTTTATTTTAATAAAGTCTTTAAGATCATGTTTATTTAGAGTATATAAATAATAGTCATGATTAGCACCATATTTATTATAATACTTAATATATGTATCCCATATTATTTTATAGTCTGTAGAATGCGCAATAATTAAACCATCAAATGTAAAATAAAATTCCAATTTGATTTTAATATCTGTGTTCATCTTATCACCTCTTTAATTTTGGCAGTTAACAACTATTTCTCCACCTACCAATTCTCAGAATACATTTTAACAAAATAACCATGAATGTATTCGTGTTTAACAATACTAGAACGTAAAAGATAATATTGACGATAACTTATTAGCCCTTGATTATAATAGGACTGTATTAAGTTCTCGCGCTCAGTATCACTAATGATGCCAAGCGTTCTATTTAACTCATTAATCAGACGACTAAGACTAGTATAATTATTCATGTAACTACCTCCTAACTATTTTTTACAATTCGACATACTTCTTTTAAATTATTATTAATGCACTCATTAAGTTCCATATATGATTGATAATCAATATCTTTATCATTGTAAATATCTTTGCACATATCAATACATACATTAATGTAATCTAATAAAGTTTCTAACACATTTCCCAACTCATGAAAACACGCAATTTCATTTAAAACACTATCCCGTGTATTCTTAATGTACTCCTTATATTTTTCTTTTGTCATTTTGTTTCCCTCTTTTCTTTACACCTATAGTATAACACAAGTATTCTAGAATACAAGTATTTTTATAATTTCACATAATCTACTACAGACCCACGTGGGTCATTGTTTTACGTGAAACATTGTTGCATAGCTGCTTACGGTGTTGCGTGGTGCGGTGGTGTGTGGTGGTGTGTAATAACGTGCTATGTAATATGGTGTGAGGTAAGTCGAACGGAGTGAGACCACGCCGAGTGGAGCGAGGCAAGCCGAATGTAGTATGGCGAGTTAGTTAGTGCTAACTAATGTTATTTTTGTTCACGTTCTGTGAACAGGTGTTAGGTAATGTTATTTTTGTTCACGTTCTGTGAACAGGTGTTCGCCAATGGGGAACAGTTTTCTGCTGACACTCTTT